TGGTGTCACCACCACCTGCTACAGACTGTGCTGAAGCCTCAAGTCCTACTGAACGTCCAAGTGCAAGATAAACTCCATCAGCGGTCTTAACCACTACGAAGAATCTACCAAGTGCAAGAGCGTCTTGTAAAAGAACTTAATTCTGAACTTGGAGAATCATTGGGAACATATGATAGTCTGGCTAAGTGGATGGATGTGCTTACCAAGAAGGGTGCTGATTATATTAAAATGTTAACTCTTCAAGCTAAGGCACAAGCTAATTTCAATAATTATGTAAAGGCCTTGCAGGATGAACAGACTGTTAAAGAAATGTCCAATGAGGATTATGAGAATGTGTTGACAAAAATGTTACCTGGCTCATGGACTGAGGGCTTGAGAAACAGATGGAGGGTGGAGGCTACACAAGCAGCCACAGCCAGAACTAAAGCTTATGAGGAGGAATTTCTAAAATCACAAGCTGAAGTTGATAAGTTCATGGAAACTCATGGTGTTGGAAATCATGCCCCTCAGATTGAGAAGAACGGCAAGAAGACCAAGAAGGCGGTTGATGAGGTTCAGAAGACATTGAGTGAACTTGAAATGAGGCTTATGAAGGATAACCTTTACAAGAAGCTTAGACAGCTTGATGAGGAGGAAAGACAGACCATCAACAAACTCAAGGAGAATGGTAGAAAGAGTGCTGAGGCTATCAAACAAATTCAGAGAGCTTATGCTGCATTGAGAGCAAAGGAAATCCAGGAGTATCTTAAAACCATCGAAGAAAGCATTAAGAAGTCTGCACAGGATATCGAGAAGATACAGTTTGGTATCGATACCAAGACTATTGAACAGAATATAACGGCACTCGAAAACAAGGTTGAAACCTGGAAAACAAAATTTGAAGCTTTCGATTTCCAACCATTAACTTCAAACTCAGACTTGAAGAAAACATACGAGGCAGAAGGTAAGCTTTACAAGGAAAACGTCAACCAGCTTAGGGAATCGTTTGAAAGTAGATATAGAATAACAAAGCAGTTCATAGGTAAGACTATAGATGAGGAAACTGCCTTCATGCAGGATGAGAAAGCTCTCAATGAGGAAAGGATTAACGAACAACTGAAGCAGGATAGACTAGCTGAGAATGATAGGTTTTCCATTCAACATTCTGGACTTACCAAGCAGAAACAGACTGTAGATGATGCTATGAAGGTCATAGAGAGTAGGTATGGAAAAGCAGCTAAGAATGGTGATATCTACATCGAGACATCAAATCAAGAAATCATCGATTCTTACAGGGATATGCAGGCTAAAAGCCAAGAGATTGGTGTTCAGATTGAAACAGCCAAGCAACAGCATGAGACGAGATTGAAGCAGATTTCTAAGGATGCTAACAATGACATCTTGAAGAACGAGATAGACGCTCTTAAGGATATCTCTGCTGCACAAGAGAGGTATTTTGACCAACAGGTATCAAACTATAGGGATTTGGTTAGTGCAATAAACAATGAGCTAAACAAGAGTCCTATATACAACAAGAATACTGGAATTGTCGATAAGGAGGCAACTAGGAAACAATACCTGGAACTTATCAATGCTGCTGAAAGTGCTTTCAAAAAAATTGAACAAGACAAGAAAGACCTTGATAAGAAATTTGCAGAAGGTTTAATTACTGACGAAGCACGTAGAGCTACATTAGCAAATCTTGATGAATTAGAGAAAGCAATTACGGAAGGATATCAAGAGGTTCTTGATAGAAATGTCAATGTTACTGGTGATTACCTTAAATCGTTGGAAATGTATCTCCAGGCTGCTGCTGAGATTGTTTCTACAATCATGGGTGGTATATTTGAAGCCATAAACAATGGATTTGACAGGGAACAGGAGGAACTTGACAGGGAGTATGAGCAGATGCAGGATGAACTTGATAAGCGTAGAGATGCAATCAAGGATTATACCAGTGAAATTAACAGCATCGAGGATGAACTTTCAACGGCTCGTGGCAGCAGAAGACAACACCTTATTGACCAGCTCAATGCTGAAATGGAGCTTCAGAGAGAAGCAGCCAAGGAAAGACAGAGACTGGACAAGGAAGAGCAGAAGAACAAGGAACAGATGCAGAAGAAGCAGGATGCTCTTGATAAAAAGAGAAGAAAGGCTGAATGGTATCAAAACCTTGCACAGGCAATGGTAAACGGTGCAATGGCTGTTACATATGCAGCAATGAATACGTGGCCTATCCCAGCCATTCCAATGATGCAATTGGCAGCAACAACATCAGCAGTACAACTTGCAGTCATTGCAGCAAATCACCCATTTGAGAAGGGTGGACAGTTGGACGGTGGTGTTGCACAAGGACCAAGACACCGTGACGGTGGAATTCCAGTCCTTGGAGGTAGAGCTAGTATTGAAGGCGGTGAATTTATTACCAACAGGCAGACAACAGCAAAGAACGTTGACCTGCTTGATTATATCAACTCAAAGCACAAGAAGCTTAACCTGGATGACTTCATTGACTTCTATTCAAGTGGTAAGGTCAAGAAGAGCATATCATCAATGAGTCCTAGACTGAAGTTCGCTGATGGTGGTGTGATACCTTCACTTAGAACAGACATAGACATCAATGACAGGCTCATGACAGCATTCGAGGATTACAGTGACAGACCTGTGGTTGTATCCGTACAGGATATAAACTCAAGACAGGCAGCAGTTAGGAACGTTCAAGTTCTGGCTGGTCTTAATCCAGAATAACACTAAATAATGGGGACTCCAACATGGGGGTCTCCATTTTCATTTCGTGTTTAACAAAAGCAAAAGAAACAATGAAACAAACATGGAATGACCTTAATATCAAAGACAGATTGGCTATAATCTCAGCTTGTATTGCCTTTACGGTAGGCTGGACGTTAACAGCCCTGGCTGCATTCGTCCCACTCCTTTTATCAGAGCAGGGAATACTATGGATTCTTGGTCAGAGCTTGGTATATTCAGCATCAGTCTTTGGATTGGGCATGTACTTTAAGAGCGAGACGGTACAGATGAAACAAGACGTTGACCGCCATATCATGCATATGGAAAGGATGCAACTACAGAGAGATAAACTAAGGAAGGAAAAGGATATTCCAGAAATACCAGACGAAGATGAAGAATAGTATATGGATTTACGCCATATTGGTGCTCATATCACTGCTTGTCCTTGCAGGAATGGTGTGGTGTACATACCAGTACCCAAGAGAAGTAATTAAGACTGACACAGTAATAACGGTGACTCATGACACCATGTGGAAAGACACAACAATAGTTGAGAAGCAACTAGTACCAAAAATAATCGAGAAAACCAAGATTGATACAGTGTTCTCAAATGCTGGTGATACCATACAGTTGGTAACAGAGTCAAAGACCTACGAAAAGAGGCTTATAAGCGACAAAGATACGGCTGACTTGAAGATATACACCACAGGCATCAATACGAGCTTAGATAGCCTTAAAATGAAGCTGAGGACACATACAGAGGTGGTGACCAATACGGTTGAAGTGACTAAGTACGTGGAGAAGAAAAAGACAGTTTGGGATAAGATTAGTATTGGTCTCCAGGGAGGATACGGATATGCATTTAAGAGCAAGGAGTTCTCCCCTTATGTAGGTATAGGTCTTGCTGTTAATTTATAGTGAGATAAGTATGAAAAACATAAAAGAACTAAAGAATCCATATGTAAACCAGTATGTAGCACCAATTGGTTATCACTTCATGAGGAGTGGAATCAACTACGGACGTATTGCATGGTTCAGCAATGTGGATGGTGTAACGATAGAGAAAGATGAGACTGAGTAAGAACTTTACATATGATGAGCTTGTGTATTCAGCAACTGCTGAGAGACTTAAGCTTGACAACACACCGAACGAGAAGGAACTGGCATATCTGACACTGCTTGCACAGACCGTACTACAGCCGATAAGGGATAAGTGGGGTAGAGCCATTGTTGTTACCAGTGGATTTAGGTCTGAGAAGGTAAATAAAGCCGTAGGAGGCGTTAAAAACAGTCAGCATAGACTAGGACAAGCAGCAGACCTTAAGATAGGCTCTAAGAGCCAGAATAAGGCTCTGTTCAACTTCATTGTGGACATGGTGAAGAAGGGTGAGGTAAAGGTTGGACAGCTCATAGATGAATACGGCTATTCCTGGATACATGTTAGTCTTCCAAGGGAAGGAAAGACCAATAACCAGGTATTGCACATAAAATAACACTTTTTTCGTGTTTAAACAAATATTTTCACATGGCTAGAAAAATTAAGAAATACAAGGTAGGCACTGATTCAGAGACCTACGCTATATCATTGGTTGAAGCACCTGCAATAGAGAGTGATTTCGTTGCACTTGCAAAGGATGAAGCCGAGAAGATGCAGGTATTCCTTGAGAGCGAAGAGAAACACATGCTATATGGCGCAGCACTGATACCAGACAAGGACATATACAGGAACAATGGTGAGAATGAGTTCTACATCAACTTCTCAAAGGAGAGCATTGAGAAGATGTCCCAGGACTTCATGAAGGAATACAGACAGTATGAGATAAAGACAGACCATGAGGACGTTGCAAACGAGGTTTGTGTAGTTGAATCATGGCTGGTTAGTGACTCATACAAGGACAAGTCAAATGCACTTGGAATTAACGTACCAGAGGGCACTTGGATGGTTGGTCTTAAGGTCAACAACATCGATACCTGGGAAAGGGTCAAGGCTGGTGAGCTTAAGGGCTTCAGTGTGGAGTCAATGATTAGCCTTGAAGAGTTTGGAAAACAAAACGACAATAATATGATAGAGACAAATGACGAAATGTTTTTCAGTAAGTTGAAGAACGTATTTAAGGAAGTCCTTTCAAGCCTTAGCTTGAGTAAGGACGAGATAGAGCCAGTGAACGACATTGACCTATCAAGCAACAGCGGTGTCACAAATGACCCAGACTTTGCAGCAAGAGAAACTGAAATAATCAAGGAAGAGCTTGAGGAAGAACCAACACCAGCTCCAGAACCAGCCACAACAGCTGAGCCAGAGCCTGTGGTTGAAGAGCCTGTGACAGAGCCAACTCCAGAGCCTACACCAGAACCTGTGGAAGAGCCAAAACCAGAGCCAGCACAGGATAATCACCTGGAGGAGTTGGTTAACAGCTTGAAGGAAGAGATTGAAGCCCTCAAGGAAATGAACAGTGGTTTGAAGAAGGAGATTAAGAACCTTGGGAAACAGCCTTCAGCACAACCAGTAAACACCAATGCAAAACCTAGTGCTGGAGACACATATTCAGCATGGAGAGAGCAGATGGCGAAGATGCTTTAAGGGAAAAATAAAGGGTTACAGTGGTTTATGAGACCAGATGTAACCCTTATGTTGTTTTAGTTTCCCATTACAGCATTGTGAAATGGAACTTTGTGTGAAGCCATTCCTACTACATTCCATTGATGACTTCCATATCTTTACCAATTCACCTTGCAAGGTATACTGGTAGACTTGTTTAGTTTCAAGTCCAACTAGACCAAGATTGCATTCTCTACAACAAGGCTCAACATTATCTTTGCTGTGTGGTTTTGTGTTGTCCAGACGGTTACAACCAAGTTTATGCCAGTCAGACTCACCACAATGAACACAAGATTTGTTAAGTATATTGTCAACAATCCATTCTGGAGTTAAATCGCCTACGCCTCTGTGATATTTTCTGTCAAGTTCATTGTAGGCGTGTAATAGTTTGTTTGCTTTACCCAAAATAGTATTACGGTAACGTTTAACTGCTTCAGTTTGTCTTTGTTTTCTTTCTTCGTCAGTATAGATTCTTTTACGACTCATAGTTCAGTTTTTGCAAAGATATATAAAAAAAACGAGAAATACAAATCTTTTGACATAAAAAAATGGTTTTCGTGTTTAAACCAAAGAAAATAATCAATTAAAAAATATTACACATATGAGTAATTTTATAGATTTGAGTGGTCTTACATTTTGTGGAAAAGATGCACAGGAAATCTTTTCTAAGGATATTTACGACATTGACCTTCGTCAGTATGGTATAACTTTCATGGACGGAGTAAAGGGTAAGATGAAGATTTACACTGGTGAGATTGGTGATGCTTGGCAGCTTTATACCTGTCCATTCACCCCATCTGGTGCTACTTCATTGGCAGAGGCTTACATCGAGCCAGCAGCTATTAAGGTTAACCAGGAGAACTGCTATGACGTTTTCTGGAACACATTCCTTGTAGAGCAGACTGAGATTTCATTGAGAGGTGGAATTCCACAGACTTTCGGTGATTGGTATTTCGCTAAGCTTCGTCAGAAGATGGCTAAGGAATACCAGGAGATTTTCTGGGGTGGTGACACTGGCAGAACTGCAACTACTAAGACTTATTTGAAGGCAGCTGATGGTATCGAGAAGCAGCTTAGCGAGAACACTGGTGTAACAAAGGTTAGTGGTGCTTCATTCACCGTTGACAACGCTATTGCACAGGTTGAGGCTATTATAATGAAGGGTCTTGAAGTGGCTGGTGATGCTGATGTTGATACTGAGGGTTACAAGGTATTTATGAACCACCAGGATGCTAGAGTTCTTGAGGTTGCTCTTGGTAAGCAGTGCTCTTGCAACACTACATTGAACATATTCAACAACTATGCTAGAGAGAACGGACGTATCTTCGTAATGGGATATGAGATTGTTCCTTCAATGATTAGCAAGGGTAAGATGATATTCGGTCCTGCTCGTAACCTTGTTCTTGGTTATGACACCTTCGATTCTCATCTTGAGTACAAGATTATCGACCTTCGTAACTCAACTGGTGACAATATGTTCAGAGTGATTGCTATCTCTAACATCGCTGTTGGTATCATAATGCCAGAGTTGTTCGTACTTTCAGAGTAAGAATCCATTTGTCTTACAATATAAACCAAGATGTGGGAGGCTGGGTAATACGGTCAGTCTCCCCTCTTTCAAGAAAAAAATAATTAATCAAAACAATACATAATATTATGGCAACTTGTTCATTAAATAAAAATTTGCTTCGTAAGAATACTTGCGCTTACAGCTTGCCTGAAGTGACTGATATTTATGTCGCAAACTTCACTGATGTGACTGATGCTCCAGTTGATTACGATTGCGAAAGTGGTGTAACTGTGTCATCTCTTACAATTGCTACTGGTGCTTCTGTGTATCACATTGAGCCAGCTAAGAACAGCACAACTTACACGGACGAGCTTGTAGTTGAAGACAACGGTAACAAGTATCGTACTCACACTATTACCTTCAACTTGAATGGTAAGTATGATGAAAATATGATTTGTCCAGTAGACGCTCTTGCACTTGGTAGATTCTTCGTAGTGGTTAAGACCGCTGATGGAGTTTATCTTGCACTTGGACGTTCAGTAGGACTTGAGGCTTCAGCACAGTCTGTAGCAGGTGGTGGTGACACCAACGGTGTTACTGTAACACTTAGTGCTAATGTAACTGAGGCTGCTGTGCCACTTGCTAATGCAGCAATTACTACTTTGCTTGGAAAAGTTCCAGCATAGTCTTAATTGACTAATAACCAAAAAAAAATAAGAGAGTAGAAAACCTACTCTCTTTTTTTGTTCTTGTTCTGTTTTGGGGTTTCAGTATCTTCTTTCCACCTTGGGTCATCTGGGTCTTTACCAAGGTTGTAGTATGTTTCAAAGCCCTTTTTCTCCCAACCTTCAACAAGATAAACATATCCGTTCATTTTAATTATCTTTTCCATAATAAAACCATTTTACATAAACACGAAGTGGTTTGTTGCCTTGTTGATACCAAGCCTATTTTTTCGTGTTTATCTAAATGTGATTTAAATGGGACAGTATACAAGTTATTACTTATATCAGAAATATGAGAAGAGAGGTTCACAGGATTGGATACCATGTGTACCGAACGTATACAGCATAACAGGTGACAGTACCAATCCAATGTCAGCATCAGCAAAGAGTGAGTGTGACCCTCAGTGTGGATGCTCAACAGTCCAGTACAGGTGGGTTAACATTGACCCTTCCATAGACTGGTATTGTGATGACTGTGGAGGTGGTGGAGGCGGTGATGACAGCTATACCTTCACCTGGCAGGATGGTTCAGAGTCAAAGACTACCTTTGGAGCTAGGGGTAGCAATGGTGTATCCATTAGCATTACATCAACCAAGAACGGCTCTCTACAGGGCTTTAGGATTGAATCGACACAGGGTTGGGAAGGTGTTACAGACGCTAGGTATCTTCCGTCAACAGCTACTTCATCATCACTTGGAACATATCTGGCTGCTAGATACCCTACCAATACATCTGGAGAGGATAAGCAGTACCAGGTAACGCTTATACAGGAAGGTAGTGAAAACAGGATATACCTGTTCTTGACAGTACAGAAATGGGGTGATGCATCAGAGGACTTCTTCTTCGAGGATACACCTGGTGATACCATCAACATGAGGTTTGAGCGTAACTATCCGTCAACTGGATATGCTGAGTATGTTATATCAAACTATGGCGGTAGCAACACTGGATTCAGCTACAGTTATGACGTTAACTGGTTATCAGCTGTAACGGATGGTTATGTTGCTGCAAACGACTATTATAAGATACATTATTTCCCAACAGGTTCTACACAGAATGAAAGGACTGGTACTATAACGCTGACACAGAATGGTAGTGGTAGTAAGCTGTATATAAACGTAACGCAGGCAGGTACAGGGTGTACGACAGGCTCTACGACTTGTTATTCAAGGGTGGCAAATATAACTGCACCAGATGTTGCAGGAACTGCTACGGCAAACACTGTTACCTGGGACTGGACTGGTACTACCACAACAAGGACTACAGCGTGTACGTCTGCTGATACAACGGTTACAGGTACTGCAAGCACTGTTGTAACGTTCACAACCAACGTTGGTGATTCTGCGAAGACAATAAGCGGTAATGCTCTGTGGAATGTGTCAAGTTGTACTGGTGGTACTGGGATATCGATACCTTATTCATTCACTCAGAACAGGGCTTGCAAGTCTTCTACGGCATATTGCTATACAAATGTCAGCAATGCCACTGGTGCTACAGCTCCAGCAGCAGCAACTAGCAACACCATTACTTGGACGTATGAGGGTACGAAGACCGTTATAAACGGACAGTGTGAGGAAACCACAACACCTGTAACTGGTACTTCAAGTGCATTGGTAACTATGCCTCTCAACTACGAGAGTTCAGCCATAACTGTTACAGGTACGTATGAGTGGAATGTAAGTACCTGTACTGGAGGTACTAGTATATCAGTGCCTTATAGCTTCACTCAGAAGAGTGCTAGAGAGGGACAGGTATACATACGCTGGCAGTCATCATATAACGAGATTATAACCATATCAAGGCTTATAATAACATTCCAGGGAAGCAGCACCAAGCATTACTTCAACGTATACAGTGGACCAATCTATCCTGGTAGCGAGTCAGCAAGCTGGGTACAGGTAATATTCTCAACAGCCAATAAGATGTCATCAATGGAGGCAGAATATACCAGCACAGGAGAGCAGGGAACAAGAACCAAGAAGGTTTATTTCCCAGGTGCTTCAATCTATGGTAGGTATCCTACCTTCATATTCTCAAGTGCATACTTCCAGGGTGGTGCTGAGACAACATTCACAATAAGTCCAAATTAATATGAAATAAAATGGCAAATTCTTGTAAATATTATAAACAGAGAAGGGAAATGAGCTATGATGGTGTCACCTGGATTCCACTTGATGAATACAGGAAGGGTGACCTTGTTCCAGGTACATCATCAGACTGTTCATCACCTACACCTACCATATACAGGTGGGTTCAGACTGATGATACAATATGTGTGTCAATGTTTGATGGAAAGTTCAAGGCAATATATCTTGGAGGCTCAGAATACGAGCTACCTTGTGATGGAAATACAACACTCACAACTGGAGATACAAAACCGACAGGATATACTTATTCAGCTATGACAAGTGCTGAAATTGGTTGTGTTACAAGTATTGGCTATGGTACTTTCTCTTATTGTACTAGTCTTACAAGTGTAACGATATCAAATAGTGTTACAAGTATAGGCGATAGTGCTTTCAGAATGTGTAGTGGACTTACAAGTGTAACCATACCTAACTCTGTTACAAGTATTGAAGATACTGCTTTCTCTGATTGTACTAGTCTTACAAGTATAACAATTCCAAATAGCGTAACAAGTATTGGTTATAGTGCTTTCGATAATTGTACTGGTCTTACAAGTTGTACCATAGGTAATAGTGTTACAAGTATTGGTCAATGGGCTTTCGCAAATACTCCTTGGTATAGAAGTTATTCAGCAGACACATCTCATCAATATGGGAATATCATTTACATTAATGATGTTGCATATCAAAATATTTCAAGTACTATAGCTTCTTGTGCATTTAAGGAAAGTACTGTTAGTATTAGTGAATGGGCTTTGTCTTTTTGTACTAATCTAACAAGTGTGACGATACCAAGTGGTGTTACAAGTATTGGTCAGTATGCTTTCTATTATTGTACTAGTCTCACAAGCATAGTATGTAATGCTACAGAACCTCCTACAATCGGAGGTAATGTATTTTCCAACACCAATAATTGTCCGATATACGTTCCTCAAAGCTCGCTATCAGCATACCTGTCAGCTGATGGATGGTCTCAATATAGTAGTCGTATTCAAGCAATAAGTTAGATAAAGTCGATATAGTATGAGTTATATTAAATATTACGTATATAAGAAGCAACAGCAGGTGAATGGTCAGTGGGTTGATGTCTATCCAGCAGAGACAAAACCAGACGGATATCCACTTGGAACTTATGATACATTGGCAGAATGTCAAGGGTTTGTACCACCAACTGGAACAACCAAGTTCAGAGCAGTTTATGGAGGTGGCACAACATATGAAATTCCTTGTGATGGAAATACAACACTTACAAGTGGAGATACACAACCAACTGGGTATACAGCATCGGCTATGACATCTGCTGAAATTGGTAGTTGTGTGACAAGTATTGGAGAAGAAGCTTTCTATACTTGTAGCGGTCTTACAAGCTGTATTATACCAGATAGTGTCACAAGTATTGGTAAAAAAGCTTTTTCATATTGTTTTCATCTTCAAAGAATAAACAGTGATGTAGATGGTGTATTCAATATTCCAAATACTGTCACAAGCATTGGTAATCGAGCTTTCAACTGGTGTTTTGAACTTTCAAACATAAAAATACCTAGTGGTGTTACTAGTATTAGTGATTATACTTTCAACAATTGTACTAGTCTTACCTCAGTAACAATACCAGAAAACGTTACAAGTATTGGGGAATTTGCTTTCGCTAGTTGTAGTGGTCTTACAAGTATAATAATACCAGATAGTGTTACAAGTATTGGAGATGCTGCTTTCGCTGATTGTAGTGGTCTTACAAGTTGTACTATAGGTAGTGGCGTTACAACTATTGGTAGTGTTGCTTTCAGTAATTGTACTAGTCTTAGTAGTATAACAATACCAAGTAGTGTAACAATCATAGATGGATGGGCATTCAAAGGCTGTTCAAGTCTTACTTCAGTTACCATACCAAGTGGTGTTGAATATATTTGGTTTGGAGCTTTTAAAGATTGTAGCGGTTTAACCTCAATAACCTGTCTAGCAAGTCAACCTCCAACGTTACTTTATTGGGAAGAAGAGGGTAATATATTTGAAAACACAGGAAACTGTCCAATTTATGTACAAGCAGCCTCACTATCGCAATATCAGGCATCTGATGGATGGTCGAACTATAGTGACCGTCTGGTCGGATTTTAATAACATTTAAGCATATAATACAATGGCAGTAACAGAATATAAACCAATCAATACATATGGTTGCAGGTACAGCTATGACAAGCTAGAGAATGTCGTGTTCCTGGTATCTGAAGACCATATAAAGGACATACACATTGATAACGGTGAGGCATATATTGATGACCTCACCGAAGCTCCATTGAGGCTTGAGGCGTTCAATATCCAGCTTAATGAGGAGTCATCACTTGATGAGCGTTATAAGTTCACCAAGTCTGTGACATTCAGCTTGAATGGCTATGTACCATTTGATAATATCAATGAGAAGTTCTATGTTATTCTCAAGAGTGTTGATAAGACCTTGTGGATGGTCAATGTTGACTTTCCAGCAAAGGTAACGTATACCTTCAATTTGAATGGTAGCCAATACCAGACGGATTTCACCTTCTCATCAGTGAGCAACTTCCCTACGCTTCGTCTTGCAAGTGATATAGATGAAGGAGAAACGGACTGCAAGGAGTTCAGAGTAACAGGCATTGATTACCTTGAGATGCTTGAGACAAACTACTGTAGGTTTGAGAATGTCAGTGGCACTGTACATACCTATGGAAAGGACTTCGTGGGAGTTGACTTCCTTAAGAACACCTGTTCTCTGGTAGAGTCATATGATGGGGAGAATGTGACAACAACAGTACAGTTCAACATTGCATTCGATGCTTATAAGTCATCCTGGCACTATAACCTGCTTGAGTTCCTTAAGAACAGGTACTCTACCATCATCAAGGTAAAGGGTATTGAGAAGTACTTCTTCAGTGGTTTCAACTATGGTCTCCAGCCATCATTTACGGTCTCTACAACGAGCCAAAATGGTGACACTGATATAATTACCATCACACTGGTAGAAACGAGCTTACAAGGCTCTACAAGCAGAGTTAGCTGGTCTGAAGTTGAGGAGACTGAGACCAGTTGGGTATATATACGTAAAGTAGGAAATATACAAGGATGGGAATGTGTAGGTCTTGGTATTGCAAGGTATCTGCTTCAGCAAGAGATTAACCAGCTTGGTGAACCAACTGGAAGATACAAGGCATTTGAGGGATATACATCACATTTCCCAACTCTTAACATTGTAGGGGAGTTTGAACAGGAATACAGGTTCGGAAACAGTGAGTGTACAGAGGCTATATGCCAGGTTAACACCAATATACCTACCACTATTGTGTATAACGCTCCAACTTGTTACACCTACAGCTATTCTGCTGGCTGTGACTGGTATGCGGCAGGAATGGAAACATATATGACTGTTACTCCTTTCAGTGGAGTAGCTGGTACTGAATATACGATTAGCGTCTGCAATACCAAGATTCCGACTGGTAGTGAGTCAAGTACATTTGAGATAGTGGCTGGTAATAATACCAAGATTGTCAACGTTAACCTCACAACTGATAGTAGTATATTAAATCCAAGGAGTAGAAATATCAACTGTCTGTCACAGAATGTGACGTTTACGTTCTACCAGTACTGTCCTGTAACTGTTACATCAATAGACCAAAGATTGACGTATAATCTGACGAATAACCAGCTTATAGTCAGTGTCCCAAGGAACAGTTCGGTTACAAATGACGTTGTTTGGAATATCAGCGTTAAGGACTGTCAGAACAAGACTCAGAGTGTTACCATCAACCAGGACAACACCTATGAGAGGTGGGCTAACACTGGGGACTATCTATGCTCTGGAACTACCAGTTATGTAAAGCAACAGAGATTCACAGGTACAACGTCAAATAACATCAATACACCTACACAGGAGTACAGGATGGGAGCAAAGATTGCTGATAATGACTCAAGGTGTGGGGCTTCTGAAACCAAATGGGAAACATCAACTGGTTTTACGTGTGTCGATGGCGATAAATGGAGCTTTGAAGAAGAATATAAAAGACCTCAAGGAGGAACTTGGCAGAAGACTGGAAATACAAGGCTTAAGGAAATGGTTGAATCATCCTCAACATTCTGTAACCAAACTGTACAGTACAAATGGGAGCTTACAGACAAATGGGAATGTTATGGAGGTGATATTCCTACACCTTACAAGTTCTATGCAAAAACTACTGGGGAAACTGTATACAGTGCTGAATGCGACTCAACTTCAGCAATTACAAGTGCAGAAACTTGGAATTATAGAAGAAGTATGACAAGCATTGTGATTGGACAATGTGTGAAAACAATAGATGCTCATACTTTCGATAGTTGTCATTTTCTTTCGAGTGTAACTATACCTAATACAGTAGAAACTATTGGCACTTGGGCTTTCTTTAGTGCTACTAGCCTTGTAAATATAGACATACCAGATAGTGTCACAACTATTGATGGTAATTCTACTTTCGCTCGTTGTACTGGTCTTACATCTATGAATATTGGAAGTGGTGTTACAACATTACCAGACTCCTTTGCATTGAATTGCGGCTCGCTATCAAGGTTAAACAGTAATATAAATGGAGTCTGCAACATTCCAAATACAGTTACTAGCATTGGCAACCAAGCTTTCTGTATGGCATCAATAAACAGTGGAAGTAGCTTCACAACAGTGAATATTCCTAATAGTGTACAAACAATTGAGGGTGGCGCATTCTGGTATAACAGGAATATAACTACAGTAACAATAGGCAGTGGATTAACAACACTTGGTTGTGGTGCTTTTGAGGATTGTACTGCCCTAACAAGTGTTACAATTAATGCCGTAACACCTCCTACAATACTTAACCAAGGAACTGAAGTAGGAAGAATGTTCCACAATACAAACAACTGTCCAATATATGTGCCAGCAGATTCTGTAGATATCTATAAGGCAACGCAGTATTGGGCTGACTATAGTAGTCGATTACAGGCAATACCATAATAATAAAAGGGGTGCAAGTAAAGCACTCCTTTTTTCGTGTTTAATACAAACTAATTAATATGAATAATTGTGGATGCAATAACAACAGGATAATAACTCCAGATTGTGATATGTCAAGGTGGGAGGTACAGTGCTCAAGCTACATCGAAGATGCCGACAACTACTACACCAAAAAGGAAGTTGATGACCTTATTGAAAGTGGCGTTACCCCAGACCTATCTGATTATTATACCAAAGAAGAGACTGATTCTGCAATAACATCAGCCATTACAGCAGTGGAGGCAGAGATACCAACAGTACCAACATCAAACACTGCCTTTACCAATGACGCTGGATATATCACTGGTGTTGACCTATCCAATTATGCAACATTGGGTGATGTACAATCTGTGCAAAATGGATTAACAGCACATACGGCAGATACTAACATTCACCTAACACAAGGTGAAGTTAGGTATATGATTTATCAAGATGTAAGTGGGTATACTGATAGCTCTGATTTCTCAGCACATACAGCAGATACATCAATTCACCTAACAAGTGGTGATGTACAGAATCAAATTAGTGGTAAAACTGATAATACTGACTTTTCAGCACATACAGCAGACACTTCAATACATTTGACAAGTGGCGATGTTCAGAATGCAATCAGTGGAAAGGCTGATTATAGTGATATTAAGACATATAGCGCTGGTAATGGTATTGCAATTTCTACTGCAAATACCATTAGTTTGGATGTTCCAGTATATAAAGGAAGTGGTGATACAAATGTAAGTATTTGTATTGAAAATGGAAATCTTCAAGGTCAAAACAAGATTAATAGTACCTTTGGCGCTGGTATCGGATGGGGTCTAATAACCCAAAACACTGGAGAAAGTTCTATTGGTAGTTATAATAAATCATCTACTGATAATGTACAAACATATGGAAGCAGTGGAAAGACTTGTTTTACCATAGGAAATGGAACTAGCAATGGACATAGACATAATGCGCTTGAAATTAGAGAAAACGGTGATATCTACATTGCAGACACATCAGCAAGTGGTCAGGGATATGAAAAACCAATGATTAAGCTTCAAGACAATATTGGTGGAGGCAGTGGAACTACATATACGGCTGGTGATGGAATAGACATTACAAACAACGTAATAAGCACTACTACAAAGTTCTGGTGTGGAACACAGTTAGAGTATGACCAGATACAGACTAAAGACCCTAATACGGTATATATGATTCATAATTGATTATGATAGTAAGCGGTAATACAGACATAAGCAAAGTATATTACAGTGGCTACACCATCAGCAAGATATATGCTTGTGGGGGTGAGTTGGTATGGAGTGGTGATACACCTACCCCACCAACGCCAATTGGTCTAAAGTACAAGGGTGATTATACAAACGGACTTAGTAAAGAAGTAGAATGTGATGGTATTCCAAGCCTTACAATCGATGAAATACAGAATGATACTCCAGGCTTGATTACAGACCTTAGTGGCGCTACTATAGGAGCTTGTTGCGAATACATAGCAAATAATGCCTTTGGTGCTGCTTCCAACATTAAGGTTGTAGTAATGGAGGAAGGTGTACTATCAACTGGTCAAGGTGCATTTATGCGTTCTAGCGGTCTTACAACTGTTATTATACCTAATTCTGTTAAATACATCGAAACTGATTCATTTGCAGAATGTCCAAACCTTTCAGCACTTACAATAGGTAGTGGAGTTACTGAGATTGGTCAAGGAGCATTCAGTGGTGACAGTTCAATAAACAATAGTCTAAATCTACCTAATGTAACGAAGATAAATACAGCTGCATTCCAGGGCTGTAGCAGCCTTCACAGCGTCAATATAGGAAGTGGATGCACAAGGATACAGGGAAATGCATTCAGAGGCTGTAGCGGGCTTACAAGCATTGTTGTGAATGCTGATGTTCCACCTTCACTTGGTGCAATGGCATTTGATGATTCAACCTGCAACATATATGTTCCTAGTGGAAGTCTTGAGACATACAGGTCAACGTATCCTTGGAATGGCTATGCATCAAGGATTATGCCTTTAATATAACAGACATTAAAATTACATAAGATATGATATATACAGGATATGCACAGACAGATGCCTATTTTGAGTTCACAGGCTCTGAGGGAAAACTGATAATGCCAGCAACTGATGTCATCTTAACTGATGATGAAAGCGGCATGATTGCAATTAAAAACACAGCTTCAAGGTGTACTATTGGTCTCTTGAAGCAATAAAATAATAATATAATCAATAGATAGGTTCAAATGATTACATTAAGCAAAAGCGGTTCTACTGTTACATTTACCTTTGATGAGAACAGTGGCTACCTTCAGAATGGAACAATAGATGTTCCAGTTAATTCTCTCTCACTTATAATAGATGAGAGTGATATGGCAACCTTCAGAAAGGCTGCATCAAATGACATCTTCATATCTGCAAGGTATGAGGAATTCGGAATGTCCAAGGCTGATTTGGAGGCTTGGTACAAGGAGAATATGGTTGGAGCTACTGGTGGTGGCGGTGGTGTCACCTCTGGCGAGGTACAGACAATGATTGATGAGAATATCAGTGGAATCACTGATGACATTGACGATATTGAACTAGCTGTTGCTGGGGCTGTCAATGACCTCAATGATAGAATTGATGATTTAAGTGGAAATTCAATAACAAGTGGTGATGTACAGAATGCAATCAGTGGAAAGGTAGACACCACTGTTTATACAGCATATACTGCTGCAACTGATTCAGTTTTGAGTGGTAAACAAAAAACCATTGAGGCTGGTAGAGGTATCTCCCTTACAACTGGGGCAACAGCAGATACGGTTAGTCTTGGATTCCCAATCTCTGCTGGAACTGGCGTTGATAGCCTTTTAATGTCTGGTAGTGGAAACACTGCAAGCGGAAATTTTTCTGTAGCCTATGGTAAACTTAATACTGTAAGTGGTGAATGTGGTGTTGTTATGGGTAATAGAAACACATCTAACAACTTTGCTGAGTTTGCTATTGGACAGAAGAACGTTAGCAGAACTGAAGATGCATCTGCATTCGGACACAGTGGAAACACCTTGTTCAGTGTTGGTAATGGTATTATAAATGAGGAGCAAGGAATTGATGCAAACCATAATGCGTTTGAAATCAGAGGAAACGGTGACATCTACATTGCAGATACCAATTCTTCTGGAGGATACTACCAAAAACCAATGATTAAGCTGCAAGATGCTATTGGTGGTGCTGTATCTTCAGCCATTACATCTGGTGACACCAACGCTGTAGCTGGTGGTGCTGTATATGACAAGTTTGATGAGGTTGAACAAGTAACCGCTGCTGCATTGAATAACATCAATGATAGACTATCAGAAGATGAGGAAGTAACTGCTGCTGGTCTTAATGCTGTTAACTCTGCATTTGGAGGTCTTAAGTTACAGCAAATATCCCAAAGTTCCTATGATTCGTTGGTAACAAAGGATGCTTCAACACTTTATATAATTGTCAACTAATGAAGACTTGCATACATACAGTTATACTAAATGAACTAGATGAATACTTGAAGGTGTGGTTAGACCATCACACAAAGATGGTTGACCATATCTTCATATTCGAAGACATTGGAAGCTGGAGTCATAAGCACATAACAGACCAATATCCGAATGTAACACTATTGTCAGTTCTTGATGTTTATGATGATGAAAAGAATAAACAAAGGCTGATTGATGAAAAGGCAAAAGGTGGCATTAACCAAATGGATTACCTAAAGGAAGGTGTATGGAAAATACAGAACCTACATCAATATGATTGGTGTTTCACTCTTGACATCGATGAGTTCATAACATTACAAGAGCCATATAAGACGATTTCAGACGTTCTGAGCGAGTTTCAAGACAAGGCTGCTGTAATTATCCAATGGCAAAATTATGGAGCATCTGGGAGGATTTATAAGCCCAATTATAATGGAAGGGATTATAGGGAGTTCTATACTGAAAAAGCACCGTTCAATAAGCATGATGCAGCAGTCAAGATAACAACAAAGATTGCTTGGAACTTGAACAAGATAACAAGATGGCATCTATGTGGATTGCATTGCACAGTTGGTGATTGGGTTAATACAAAAGGAGTCAAGGACAGAAAGGAAATCTGTTATGATAAAATGTATCTCAGTCACTATGTTACAAGGTCTTGGGAAGAATGGGTATGGAAGTTGTATCAGCGAGGAATGCATTGTGGCGATAGACATAGGAAGGATGAACAATTTTTTGAAATGAATCTAGATATGTTACCAATGTATGATGAATGTATGAAGTTCAAGAAAGAATACTTAAAGAAAAATAATATATTATTAAACGTTTAATAAAATGAATAATTTAAAGAAATTTGCAACTGAAGCAGAGTATACTGCTGCAACGTTGAATTACCCAGCAGTGAGTTGGGTAACTGCTACTGATAATGTACATTTTGACAAGACTGCACCTACACCTACAGTTAATGATAAGGTGATGATTGCATCATATGGTGGTGGTGGATTGGGTAAATTCATCTTTTACAACTGTGAAGCTAGTACATCAAGTGATATTACAGCGATAACACTTGATGATGTTGCTGTAGAACCTATAACTTGCCAAACAGCATCACAGAGTCTTGATACTGGATTACTTCATATTGCAAAATATGATTTGAATGGAACATCTATTGGTGATTGGTGTTCTGGTAATTTGGGTTGTATGTATTCAAGTAACTATGCACATGTTGATATATTATACCCAAGTCAAATAACAGAAATTACTGGAGCATGGCCAGAAAACACAAAAAATATGGTTGTAGAAGCAGAAACACCACCATCTGTTGAAGGATTGGGAAGTTCATTCGGTGGTGATGGAATATATGTTCCAGACTCAGCGGTTAACGATTATAAGGCAGCATCTGAATGGGGTAGTAAAGCATCCATAATTTTCCCAATTTCAGAATATCAAGGTAACTTACCAGTGTAAAAACAATATAATATGGCAAACGGAATTAAAATAGGAAATGATACTGTTAACTTCAAGGTAGGCTCTGCTGATTGCAAGGTCTACCTTGGAGATACCTTGTTATACCCGTCAACACCACCAACGCCAACGCTTCAATGGGTTACATTCAATAATGGTGATAGTGTAGATGGTCTTCAAGCATATGGTATTAAAGGTACAGTAAGTGATTTGGTTGAAGTATTTGGAAATTATTATGGGCGAGATATAACATTTGGAGGCGGTTGTATTGGCATTTGTGATTATTGTCTTCAAATTGGTGATGGACCTGAGGGTTGTTATCAACAATGTCTCAGTGCATCAGACAATGTTGAAGTGATATTCTCCAATGTAGGATGCAGTGACTATTATACATTAAGTGATACAAGACCAGTTGGAAGTAATCCAATTCAATTATACATTTATGCATAATTTATTATGATAAAATACAATTTAAATACAATAAACAAAAAAAAAATACATAATACAATATGGCAAAAAATATAAGAGTTTTTAGTTCTCTTACTGAATATCAGAATGCAGAACTACAAAGACCAAGTTTGAGCTATGTTACAGAGATTGACCCTTCAACATTTGCTCCTTATGGGACATTTTATGACCCAACCATACCGCCAAAGTTCTTGGCTTCATACAGTGACGGAAAGGAACTAGAAGTACTTTGCAACTCATCTAATTTTCTTACTAGTTCTGAAACAAAACCAAGTAGCTACACTGCATCAGCAATGACAGATGCCAAGATTGGTACTTGTGTAAAGACTCTTGGTGCTTCTTGTTTGCAAAATTGCTACAGTCTTTCATCAGTTACATTTACTAGCAACCTTGAAGCTGTTGGTGATGGCGCATTTATGAACTGTGAAGGACTTACATCAGTTGAGCTTCCAAAGAATGTCACATATGTCGGAGTGCAAGCATTTAGGAATTGTACTGGTCTTACATCAGTTGAAATTCCAAGTGGTGTAACTAGTATTGGAGGTCAAGCTTTCTACAATTGTAAGAGCCTTTCAAGCATAACACTTCCAAATATCACTTCACTTGAACAAGCTGTATTACAGTATTGCGAAGGTCTTACAAGTATTGATATACCATCAAGTGTTACTAATATCAAAATGTATGCTTTAGATGGTTGTAGTGGGCTTACAAGTATAACAGTTAATGCAACAACACCTCCTACATTGGCACCATTTGCATTGAATAATACAAATAACTGTACGATATATGTACCAGAAGAGTCTGTAGACACCTATAAGGCAGCAAGTGGTTGGAGTTCGTTTGCAGATAGAATACAAGCCATACCATTGAAGTTCAAGGCAACATATGTTGGAGGTTCAACCTATGGAACAGCTTGTGATGGAAGTGGTTATATTTCACAAACTGAAGTAGAATCTGGACCAATTGGAACTCAATTCATTACATCTGTTGATATTAGGGAATGTACGACAAAGCTTGCTGGTTTCAGCAATTGTACATCACTTTCATCAGTCACAATGACAGATAATGTCACAATAATTGATGATTATGCTTTTCGATACTGTAATAATATAACATCAATCACAATATCAAGTGGTACAACTCAGATTGGAAGGAGTGCTTTCCAAAATTGTACAAACCTTAGAAGATTGAACAGTGACCAAGATGGAGTGTTTAACTTCCCAGAAAGTACGGTTGCAATAGCACAAGATGCATTCCAAAACTGTACTATGTTAGAAACTGTAAATACAAGTAACAGTCTTCAAATGGTTGGAGGTTTTGCTAGTACGAATATTAGGAAGATGAACAGCAACACAAACGGATATATAGTGATACCACCTAGTGCTACGACCATTGATGCGGGAGCTTTTAGGTCTTGTACTGGAATATCAACTGTTGAAATATCTACATCAACTAATCAACTTACAATTCTAGCTAGTGCTTTTCAAAACTGTAGATTCCTTAGTACTATAAGATTAAACACACCGTATCCACCAACTTTGAACGGTAGTGGAATATTCGCAAATACACCAATTGCAAGTGGTCAAGGTATAATATATGTTCCTTTATCAGCAGTTAATACCTATAAAACTGCTAGTGGTTGGTCACAATATGCAAATATAATTGTTGGAATATAACCATAAAGTTTGGTAGTTTCAATTATTCTATATAACTTTGCAAACGCTTTTCATAGAGAAGCATTTTTTAGTTAACATTCGAGGCTGATTGCTAGTGATAGTAGTCAGCCTTTTTATTTATATTTATCCTCAAGATATTCGTGTTTATGATAGATTATCAATAATTTATTCAAATCTATTATAAACTATGAGTAGACCAGTAGGTTCTAAGAATAAGCCAAAGACACCACAGAACAAGAATGGTGTCTTCCTCACCAAGCTTGAGAAGCAGATTGAGGGTAGTGCCATAACACGTAAGAATGCCTTGGGTTGGGTGAATTGGGGTATCAGAAATAATTACCCTAACTTATTGCTCGACTTGTACAACCAGTCACCTACACATCACTCAGCTGTCAACTTTGCCGTGCAGTCAATACTTGGAAACGGTGTTGACCTTGATGCAATGCAAGTCAATGGTGATGAAGTAGTACCTAACTATGCACAGACCTGGGATGAGGTAATCAAGTCACTTGCACTGGATTACATCTTGTATGGAAGCTATGCTATCCAGGTTATAATGAACAAGGATGGACAGACCTATTCATTCTACCACATGCCTCTTGATAAGGTAAGATGGAGTGAGTATGACGAGGATGGACAGATAACTTCATACTGGATTTGCCAGGACTGGACAGCAACAGGACAGTTCCCACCATTCCAGATTGAAGCGCTTGATATGAAGTCTGAGAAGAGACTTGAGAGAGGAAAGCCATATCTTTACGTCTACAGGACATATTCTCCAACGATGACTTATTACACCACACCTCACTATCAAGCCGCTATAAAGGCAATACAGGCTGAAATAGAGTACTGTAACTATGACCTTAAGAACATTGTCAATGGCTTCGCACCAGCAGGTGTATTGACCCTTCCAGAAGTTGAGACTGACGAACAGAGAGAGGCTATCATTGCAAATGTCACCAGGATGTTCCAGGGTAGTGAGAACAGTAACTCAGTGATGATAACCTTCCGTTCAAACATCGAGGACAAGGGAGTTGAATATACACCATTCACAGCAAACCAGGGCAATGTAAACCAGTACGCTGATGCAAACCAGAGAGTCATCAACAGAATCCTTGAGTCACACCAGATACCAAATGCAGCGTTGATTGGTATGCCAGACATAGGCAATAGCGGTTTCAGCTCAGAGGCTGATAAGCTACAGGTGAGCTATGAGCTATATAACAAACTTACGGGCAACTACAACCGTATGGCTGTGATTAGGACACTGAATCAGATGCTTAAGATGAATGGTGTGGAGACTGAGATTGTCATGAAGCCTTTGAACTTTGCAGACTTCCAGAATGATGCAAACGTCAAGGAGAGAACTGAACCAACTGATGTCAACGAGAAGGAAGTGGATGAAAATAATATAGAAGAGCAAAAAGTGGAGGAGTAATATATGATTATCAACGAGAAATATTTCAAGCAGTACAGCCCAATACCTCTCAACTACAACATGGCTGAGATAAAAAACTACATTCCAGTGGCAGAGAAGATATGGCTCATTCCACTTATCGGATTTGACCTCTATGATGAGCTGGACTACCAGATATCAAATAACCAGGTCTCAGAAGCCAATGCAACACTCCTAACAGAAGGTGGATTGTGGCAGTATTTGGCATTTGCAACAGTCTATGAGGCTTTACCAATGGTCTGGAGTCATATCAGTGAGGTGGGTGTTACCAAGGGCAAGAGCGACAATTCTGACAGCCTTGACCTAAAGGACATGACTTGGGTTACCCAGCACTTGAGAAACCAGGTTGAGGTATTGAAGGACCAGCTCAAGAAGTGGATATGTGAGCATTATATGTATTATCCTCTTGCTGACGTGTGCGCTTGCAACTGTAGCTGTTGCTGCCAGACCAATCCGAAACTTAATGCTCCAAACCCACAGTATCAGATTTACAAGCCATACAAGAAGTGTACAGACCTTAAATAAAGTAAAATGTTGAGACAAATGAGAATAAACATAGTGACAATAAATCTTAATAACAGAGCAGGTTTGGAAAGGACAATTGACAGCGTTCTTTCCCAAACCTTTTTTGATAAGATTGACTACATAATAATTGATGGTGGGTCTACAGATGGTTCAAAAGAGCTTATTGAAGAACATAAGGATAGGTTATACTATTGGTGTAGTGAACAAGATAATGGTATATTCAATGCAATGAACAAGGGATTGGAACATTGCGATGGTGATTATGTGTTGTACCTTAATAGTGGTGATTTCTTGAGACAGAATGACATCATAGAGCTTATATATGACCAATTGGATGCTGATATTTGTTATGGCAATGAATATATGTTCAGAGGGGTAAACGCAATGGTAAGTTATACTAATATGACAATCGGAAATGGATGGACATCAACATACCCAGATGCATTGGATGAAAACTTCTTTAAAAGGTCTGCATTACCGCACCAATCTACGTTCATCAGTGTTAAGTACCATAAGCAGCATCCATATAGGGAAGATTGTGTTGTTGCTGGTGATTGGACATTCTTTAGAGAGGCTGTGATGAAATATGGGGCAACATATAAGCATATTCCATTCGTCATAAGCAATTATGGGTTAGATGGAATATCATCCAAGCAATACAGTGTATTTAAGAAAGAAAAAGATGAGTATTATAAAAATTTGACAAATGAGTGATAAAGTAGCAGTTGTATGTATTGCCAGGATGGAAGGCAGATACATTGGTGAATGGGTGAATCATTACTTGGCTTTGGGTTTTGATGATATTATCATCTGTGACAACAATCATACAGAGGATAATGAAAACCTGGGTTTAATGTTCAAGGACAATGACAAGGTTATTGTAGAGGATTACAGAAACCTGGTCGGCTATCAGATGAAGTGTTATACTGAGATATACCAGAAATACAAGGATGAATATGCATGGATAGCTTTCTTTGACGTTGACGAGTTCCTGGAGATACCAAATCATAAGGACATCAAGGACTACCTTAAAGACAAGACAGATTTCGACTGTGTGATGATTAACTGGCTATGCTTCGGTGACAACGGACAGATAGAAGCAGACTACTCCAGGTCAATACAAGAGAGGTTTCCACAGCCATTGCCAATCGATTTAAAGGTTCAGTACAATTTCCCAGAGAACTTCCATATCAAATCGATACTTAAGGGTGGTCTTGAGAGTGCCGTGTTCGAAGGTAACCCACATTCAACTGACTCACACCTCAAATGCTGCAATGCAAGTGGCATACAGGTAGAAAATAGACCTTGGCAGATGGTTGATTACAGGCAGGCTTATCTCAAGCACTATGTGACCAAGAGTTTGGAGGAATGGTATACCAATAAGATGAAAAGAGGTTCTGGAGATAGGGACTATGGTATCTTCCTAAAGACATATTACAACAGGTATTTCAGATATAACCAGCCAACACAAGAAAAGCTTGATTGGCTTAAGCAACATAACATTCAATTTTAACGGTGATATAAAGCCCTACAATCGCTTAACGCCATCAAGGTGGACAACTATACTCCTCTCTGGTCAATCGAGGCTTAGAGAGGACTTTTTGTATAAATGAAAAAATGACTACTATCTTCACAGACCATAGCCATAGATTTTAATTTTAAATAGAATTTTTAAAAAAATAAATAGATGCTCAACCATCACCACCTCTGTGGCTGGGAGCAAATGGATACTAATATTATATATTAATCTAGCTACTGATTGAAGGAGGGTTGTTAGCCCTCCTGTTTTTTAATTCTCGAACCAGATAACTTCTTCACTGTCCAGGTCATCAAGGAAAGAGTCTTTGTACTGGACGTATCCTTGAATACTGTCTTCGTTGTTTAGGGCTTCAATGAACTCTTCTTGATGCTCTCTGATGAACTTCATGTCTCTCTCACTGAAGCTAATCTCTTTAGCATAGATGCTCAAATGTTCTGGGGCTTTCGCCACCTTCTTTACTAGTGTAGCTAGTTTTTTTTCTTCTTTTTCGTTCATAATATATAATATACAATACTGGGTGACTTGCTTGAGGTGTCAGCCCTTAACCTCTTTTTTACGGTGCAAAGATATGGAAATAAAATGAGAAAACAAAATCCTTTAACATCTTTTAATACAAAAAATCCTTCCGTTCCATTCAATATTATATACTAATATAATATTGCTTTTAGTCCAAAAGTTATATAACCCTGTAGGTTTTGGTTTTTTAACACTGAAAACCTTAACAAATGAAAAATCGACAAGCAATGGTTCATATGTCCATCACCTGTCGAGGGATAATATATAATAACTAATGAAACTAACAGCATGTTCTCGTCTCTGAGGCGTTCAAATGTCGTGGGTGGTGTAGTTGTCCACCTTGGACAAACAAATCGATTCTGGGGCTTCTAAATGCCCTCTACGTCCTTGTATTCATTCCTTAGACGATTCTTCAATTGCCAGGGGTCTCTTATATCACTTTTCCATATGAACCAATCCGTCCATTTAAGACCTTCCCTGGTCATATACTGGTAACGCTTTAGGCACATTACCAAGGAAGACCGTCTGAGCTGTTATTTTCCTTCTGTTGCTTTGACACAATCTGTGCCTGGAGCTTCTTCATCAACGCCATCATTTCCTCAGTGCTCATATCCACAGGTTGGTATACCGTATCATGTGTGAACTTGACCTCAGCTGACCTCATCAGCACTGGAGCGTTATTGATGTCCTCCCAGCTGGAACTGTTGTACTTCTCAAGCTCTTCCTTGTTAATCTTGAACTTCCAGAACTTGTCTTCCTTCTGTGGTCGGTGAAGGATGTCCTTGTCCACAAGGGTCTGAAGACACACTTCTATTATTTCCTTCGGCATGTGCAACGATTTAACGTTAGCTGGACTGTACGTTACAAATCCTTCCTTCTGACATGCAAACATGATGTCTGCAACCTTGTAGACCTCTGTAGGTAGCAAGCACTTTAACTTGAGTGGTAGATAAATTCTTTCCATTTCTCTTACAAATTTTAATCTATTATTATTTTCATTTATAGTGCAAAGATATATATTTTTTCTGACAATTCCAAATTTTAGAGAAAGTTTTTTAGTGCTGGAAGCACACTTTTTTTCAAGCACTAGCTGCAAGTCTTTCTTTCCTACGTTTCATCCTTGCAAGGTACTGTGAAAGGTCTTCCTCATCTGGAACATTCTCTTCTTCCAGTTCAATCTCACAATCTTCCACTTTCAGTTCTTTTGATTCTTTTTGTTCTTTTGGTCCTTTCATGTTCTTTAATGTTCTTTTAGGTCCTTTTACCCTGCCATCTGTGACCAAGTTTGCATCAGTTTTATTGCAATCTGTTACCAGGTTTCCTTCAAGAATGTGCTTTGGAATGCTGTAATAGTTGTACAAGTTTGAACCGTCTGACACATTATCTTTGATTATCAGACCATCCTCTGCAAGATTATCAGTTATCCTGCTTATAGTTCTTACGGATTTACCAGTTAGGTCAGCCAGAACAGCCCTGTAGATTTTAGCCCTGTTGGTATGGTCGCTGTTCAGATTAATAGAATTGTAGATGAAGAATAATACCTTGAACTTCTCATCGCCAATACGCCCTAGTTGTGACAACATCTTGTCTGTTTTAATTTTCTGCATAATAGTAATTTTGCTTTTACTTGTTTATTTCTGTACCTTTTACCTTTATTTTACTCTCCTAAAGGCACTTTCATTTACCAAGGCTTTTGTTTAAAACTGGGAGGGAGTAAAAGCCTTGGTACAGAACCCTCCCAGTCGAAAATAAAGTTAACCGTGTAACTGTTGCAATCAGTTACCTTCTATAAATATGAGCAAAGATATATTTTTTTTTCGACAATTCCAAATTTTTGTACGATAAAATTTGTTTTTTCCAAATAATTTTTATATCTTTGCATTATAGAACACCAAGATACTCAGACCCTGGAAGTGGTTCTTTCCATTCGATAAATTCAGCAATACTTTCATGATACTCTTTGCCATGACCAGGGTCTTTTAAATATAATAATATTAATATATAAAAAAAATTTATTAAATATTTGTATTTTCGACCAATTGTTTAATATTTATATATAAGAAAATAACTTACATATAAAAAACAATTGGAAAAATGGAAAAGACAAATGAGACATGGAAGAGGATTCCAGGATTCCCAAGGTACGAAATCAGTGACCAGGGAAGAGTAAAAAGCTACACATCACCACTATACCCAGAGGGTAAAATTAAGAAGCTACAGAACCATGAAGGCTACACTACGGTACACCTAATGAGAGGAACAGAGAGGACGGATAATGATGGTAAGACTTGTCAAGTACACCGACTGCTAGCAGAAGTGTTCATTCCAGTACCAGATGAACTCAGTGGTTATACTATGGATGAGTTACAAGTAGACCACATTGTACCAATAAAGAACGGAGGTAAGAGCACACTCAGCAACCTCAGATGGTGTACAGTAAAGCAGAACGCCAACAACGAGATAACCAAGATTAACAGAGCAAAGGCTGTGGATAAACGAAAGAAAATGGTATACCAGTACGATGAAGACCTTAACCTGGTGGCAACATATGATAGTACCAGACAAGCATCCAACATCCTGGGTAAGTCACAAGGAAACATCACCAGCTGTGCCACAGGAGCACTTCCAAAATACCTTGGTTATATATTCAGCTATGAGCCGCTATGGAGCAAGGAACAAAGGGGGGAGCTGGAGGACAAGATGAAATACCAGTTCGATAAGAACAGACAGTCAACGTATAAGGCTATGAACAAGTGGGTGAATAAGAAGAAAGAGAATGGAGAGCCTTGGAACTGGTATCAGCGACACCCAGATGAATTTAGGGCATGGTGGAAGAAGTACTACGCTGAACACAGAGAACACATACTACAGCAACAGAAGGCTAGACGGAATGAAAGACAGCAAAAGGAAGACCAAACAGAAATGGCTTGAATATCAAAAGGAATATTATAAGACCAACAGGGAGCGTATACTGGCAGCTTCGGCAGCAAGACGTGAGGCACTCAAACAGAAGGCACAGAAGGAAGAAGAACTGCTCCAGAACCTCATGAAGGATAACAGTACCATTGCCATGATTGAAGCCTGGAATGAAAGACTGAGACAGAGGATACAAGAAGTGGAAGAACAATGGCTGATATACGCCCTGCAACAGCAGATAATTTTCAATGAAACATACGCTAAACACCTTGAAACACTAGGAAAACATGAGAAAACAAACGAGGATTAACTTAAACGGATATGACTACGAGGTAAAGTTCAACGACACAAACGTGTTCGATATCCCAGCCGCAAAAGAAGACAAGCTAAAGATGCTCAAGAGATTCGTACTCCAGGAGTGTAACAAGTGCTGGGTGACACAACCAAAACAGATATCAACATTAAAACGACAGTTCCTTAGAGAGCTGGTAGATTCATTATCTTCATAATTTTGTTATTATTTATTTAGTTTATTTTGTTATCCCTGCTGGATGGATTCCAGTGGGGATTTTTTTATATTGGTAGACAGTCAACCATATCTGCAATGTCCTCATTCCTAGTTATCTGACTGATGTATGTTGCAATGGAATTAGGTGAGCGTGACAGCAATGAAGCAAGACCAGCAACAGTGCTACCAGGACTTGTCAAGTAATGCATTGCGTAACTATGACGTGCCGTGTATAATACAACCCTCTCAGTGTCCACTGTAGGCTCGTTACAGCCTTTTAAAGCATTGTCCCTTGCTATCTGTCCATTGATGTCAAGAAAAGCCCTCCTGACAGCCTGTACAGCCATATTAGCGTACTTATGACTCTGACCCATTATCTGCTTCTCACTCAAGCCCTCACCCTTCACAATCGGATACACATATTCACCACTATACATCAAGTAATGCTCCAGACAGATAATGGTCAACAAGTCCCTCTTCAGTCTGATATGTACAGGTGTATCAGTCTTCTGTCTCTTGATGTCAATGGAATAGTACTCCTCACCACCAATGATGACCCTCTTGCAGTCACCAGGCTTCAATACAGCAAGCTCGATAGGTGCGCTTCCGTTGAGCTTGTAACACATTAAGAACCACATGATACCAAATAAGTCCCTACGCCTATTCTGCAAGTCATCCTCAACACCTTCCCTGTAATGCCACATATTGCCGTTACGCTCAATGCACTTATCCAGGAAGTAATCCCTAAGACGTACAATATGACTCTTCTCAAGGAAGTAATCCCTTGGACATTCTTTGTATTTCTTGTTGTATTTGAATTCATTAAACGGATAACCACTACCATCTACTATCTTACGCTCAATGGCATAGTTCCAGACAGCAGCAATACAGCCAAACGTACCCTTGATGGTACACTCCTTGATTGTGCCCTCCAGATGTCTTCCAAAGTCCTTCATCACACCAATGGTAAGCTCCTCAATCAAGAACTTATCCCTTCCCATAAACTTCACCAAACGCTGATACGCAAACTTGTATAAATGTCTACTACCAGGTTTTAACCTCCTGTCATCCATCAATCGGTTACACACAGTCCAGTAATCTGAATCATTGGCATAGACATCAACATTGGCATTCATCAGCATCTGAGGAGTGTACTTCTTACCATCGTACTCATACCTGTTCTTTGCCTCCAGGATACGACCCTTAACGTCCATCAACATCTTATTAAGGACTGGAGCATTGGGACAACTACCCTTAATCTCTTCCCTAACACTGTTCCAGTACTTCTCCTGGACACACACACCAGTAGCCTTCTCTACCCTCCCGTGAAACGAGATTACAACGTAGATGGGATACTCACTGAACCTGTTCCTACGGTTCTTCTTCAACACCAGACGGACTATTGCACTACTTGTCTTCATATAGCAAATATACCAAAAATATTAATGTGAGTGCAAAGGTAATAATAGTTGGCGAAAGTACCAAAAATCTGTCCCATATCTTGTCTCATTTAAACCTTTTTTAACTAGCATTTGTCTCGCATTAGCTATTTGGATATGCCTATAAACAGGTATATTTTAATAGTGGGACAATATGGACTATGCCTATTTCCCTTTTTAGCTGAAACACCTTTATATACGATATAATCCGAGACATATTAAATTTTATGTCTCATTATGTGTCTTTTTTATTTCTTTTTGAGACATAAACATTATGTTTTATATATGGGTAAAAGAATATTTGAAGAATCAAGGGTTACTAAGAGCAAAAGCCTTGAACAATTAAAGAAAAACAAAGCACAAGAACTGAAGTATAGGTGCAAGAGAGCTGACAAGAAAAAGTTTGGAACTGATAATGACCTGGATGCTAATTGGATTATTGAAAATATCATCAATTCCAAATGTATTTATTGTGGCGAATCCGATTGGAATAAACTTGGATGTGATAGAATAGATAATTCAAAGCCTCACACCAGGGATAATATAGTTTGTGCTTGTGGGAGGTGTAACATTGTTAGAGGCGATAAATTTACAGTTGATGAAATGAAAGAGATAGGAGAGACTATCAAGAGAATCGAGAAACGGAATACAGTATATAAGGTCACAAAAAAGAAAGGTAAAACGGTTTGTAAAATTGATAAGGATGGTAACATATTGAAAATATATCCATCATTAACCGAAACAACAGCTGACGGATACGATAGAACCTGTGTTGGTAAAGCTTGTAAAAGTTATAGGGAAAAGTCTGGATATGACCGCACTGTTTATAGAGGATATTATTGGAGTTTTTTGTAACTATTTTCAAAACAATCTCACTTTCGCCTCATTTACAGATATTTATAGAGAAAAGAAAGACAAATGACAAATAATGACGAACAGAAGTTTTTAAATCATCTAGGAAAGAACTACGAAACAATCAAGACCAAATTAAAGATGCTGTGCTCCAGGAATGGGCAAAGATTCAGCGAAGACTCATACCATGACGTAATAATCAAATGTACAACAGCCATAAGGAAGAAGGGAAAGCTTGCAGACAGCTCACCTTATGGTATGGAGAGTTACCTAATCCGTTCATACATGAACCATGAAATAGACCTAAAGCGTGTTGCAGACTACGCTAAGAGAGACCGTAACTATGATGATGACAATATTGGAGAGCTTCATGAGGAATGGTCACAGCAGAACCAGACCACAGCAATGGAGAAGATTAAGAGTGATTTATGGAAGGACTTCGCAACGCTCTACATCATGTTGAAGGTGGAACAGAACTTCAGCCATGAGTATTTCTATCTGTTCAGAGTCAAAGAACTATGTCCAGGCATGACATACAAGAAGCTGAGAGAGACAACACACATGCAGGGTGTAAGACAGAAGGTGATAACAGTTAGGAACTGGCTACAGAATAATTTGACCAAGGAAGAGGTCAGAACAGCATTCTATCAAGCTTATGGGAACATTCTTTAATTTCATATTGACATTCATAATATTCTTTTCAGTCAATTATGGGGCATATTGGATAACAGAGAAGAAAGGACTACCAGAGTGGCTACAATACAAGCCGTTTCAGTGCCGCTTGTGTTTGACGTTCTGGAGTCTTATAGCCATCTATACGGCAATTTGGGTAAGTTTTACGTGTTATACTATAGGAATAAGTGGTATTCTGCTTGCATGTATGAATGCAGCGGCAATGTACATACATCAGAAGACCCACACAATTAAAATATAGAGACAAATGAATTGGAATAACGAAGATGTAAAGTTTGTAGAGAAAGCCATTGAGATACGTAACAAGGGCTATTATATTGATGGGGGACAACTTACAGAGGTGTACAACAGGGTGCTTGACAAGAGAGCAACACCTACAAACTGTGGTAGCTGTATCAGAGCTAGGATTAATGAGCTGGAAGCATCACTGAATCAGTTTAAGAAGCTTAACGAGAAGGTTGAGGAAGAGAAGAAGGAAGATACACCAGAACCAAAGAAGGAAAATAAGAAGCCTAAAGATAAGAAGTAATGAGTAACTTTGCTGAGTCACATTCCCTACCAACATTCAAGGAGAGGAAAGCAGCAAAGCTAGCTACTGGAAAGGGTAGTAATCTTGAAGACTGGATGAAAGCAGACCAGCTAGTCAGTCTTGTTTATGTTGATTTGGCAAACGGTGCTACAAAGAGTGAGGTCATCGAGAAGCTTGGAAAGTGTGTATATGAAGGACAGACTCATCCAATCAAGACCAGAACAGCAATAGACTATGTTAATGCCGCTTACCAGAGGATGCAGTATGACTTTGAGGCTAAGGCTGAGGAAATGAGAGCAGACCTCTATACCAAGCTTATGACAGTGTATGCTGATGCAATCCAGAAGAATGACAGATACAACGCTGTACAAGCCTTAAACAGCCTTATGAAGCTCACAGGAGTGGCAATGGACAAGCAACAGACAAACATCCAGCTGAATGCAAACAAGGAGGGTATAACGATTAATTTTGGCTTTAAGAAAGAAGAGGCAGATGAGCAAGAGTCCTAAACCACATAACATAAAAGCAAGACAAAAGAATGATTTATATTGCACCAATCCAATAGTTGTACAGATGTTATTGGACAGAGAGAAGTTCAATGATAATGTATGGGAGTGCTGTAATGGTTTGGGTCATATAACCAGGATATTGCAAGACAATGGGTATAACGTAAGAAAATCTGACATCATTAATTATAATGGTGATGATACAGAGATAATAGATATACTGACTTATGACAAACCATTTAATGGCGATATAATTACCAATCCACCATACAAATTGTCAACTGATATAGCTTTAAAGCCTTTAAAGCTATGTGGAGGTAAGGTTGCATTTTATGTTAGCATTAATTTCCTTGCATCCCAGAGAAGGAAGAAACTGTTTGATGAATATCCTCCAAAGACAGTGTATATAATGTCCAAGAGGATATCTTGTGCAAAAGACGGTGATTTTAATAACGCCAATGATGCAATTGATTATTGCTGGGTAGTGTGGGACAAGGAACACAAAGGAAAGACTGAGATTGTATGGATATAAACTTTGACATAGACCTTACACCAAAACAACAGGAAGCCTATTCCATCCTGCATGACAAGGACACACAGTTCTTGATTGCAAGGTGGAGCAGACAGTGTGGAAAAACAGTCTTTAGCGAGATAATGATGATTGAATATCTCTGTAAGAAAAATTCATTCAATGCCTATATATCACCTACATTTGCCCAGGGTAAGAAGGTATTCGCTGAGCTGACACAACTCCTTGAAGGCACAGGAATCATTGCCAAGGCTAATGCAGCAGACTTGAAGATTGATTCAGTCTATGGCAGTACTCTAAAGTTCTTCTCAATGGAGTCACCTACCAGCATTCGTGGTAATACTGTATCTGGCATACTGGTGCTTGATGAGGCTGCTTTCTTTCCCACACAGCTGTCTTCTGGAGAAGACCCTTACTACAATGTCATCTTCCCTATAATCAAGGCTAGGAAGCCAAAGGTATTGGTTATATCAACACCAAATGGTAAGGCTGGTATGTTCCATGATTTGTACTTGAAAGCCTTGAATGAGCATAAGGGGTACAGGGAATTAACGGCTACGATATACGATGATACGTTGATATCCAAGGAAGAGATTGAAGAGCTTAAAAAGGGCTACCCTCCACTAGCTTGGCAACAAGAATTCGAGGTACAGTTCCTCGACAACGCACTTACAGTATTCCCAGGTTTCTCTGAGTGTTTTGATGGTAGTTGGAATGGAGGCAAATGCTGGGTGGGAATTGACCCTTCATCAGTCGGTGATGATAATACAATATTATCCGTCATTAATGAACAGAACCAGGTAAGACAATACAAGATAGATGGTGAATTGGATGTAAAGTATAATACCATTGCAAAATTAATCAACCAATATAATCCAGTAGCCACATATTGTGAGTCGAATTCCATTGGTGAGGTAATGGCAAATGAGATTAAGAAGAGACTGAACAGGAAGAGTAATTTCTACACATTCGGAACTACCAATGAGACAAAGAAGGAGTACATCAGTATGCTGGCTGTGGATATTGCAAACCATAACATACATTTCGAGTCTGATAACAAGCTTCTATATGGTGAGCTATCCACATTCACCTTCAGACTTACAAAGGGAGGTAATATAACGTATGCTGCAAGGGACGGATTCCATGATGATACCGTCACCAGCCTGGGAATATGTTTGCAGTGCAGGGCTGACTTTAAGTACAAGCCAATAAACAAGGATAATTTTGTAAGAACAGGAATAAAACTTTTTTATTAATAATTTGGAATTTTAACATTTTTTATATATCTTTGCATAAAATAGAATATTATGTATAAAATTATCGAACTATTTGATAAACAATTTGTCTTGTATAGTGATGGCAGACTTTTTGACTTAGAGAAAGGAAAGTTTAAAAATACTCACACTAGACCTAATGGGTATTTGGAGTTTGTTTTTTCATGTGATGATGGGCACAAATATATTCCAGTTCATCGTTTAGTTGCAGATACATTCATTCCAAACCCAGAGAATAAACCTTGCATTGACCATATCAATACCATTAAGACAGACAACAGGGTTCAAAACCTTCGTTGGTGTACCCATCAAGAAAATATGCTTAATCCTTTAACCTATGAAAGGATTAATGATGCAAAGAAGAAGCCTATTGTTGGTATGGATAAAAATGGAATTGAAGTTTGCAGATTTGATTGTATTAATGATGCAGTAGCAGTTGGATATAGTAGACATATAGGAGATGTAGCTAACGGAAAAAGAATAAGAAGTAGTAATTTGTATTGGAAATGGTTATAGACAAAGATGGAAATATAGATTTTCAAGAGTGGACAGTTCCTTCACAATGGACTGACATTGACCTGGCAACCTTTAGTGAGATTGAGAGGTATTACAGTGACAAGGATAAGAGCTTTGACATAAGGGAGGTGCTACACATTCTAACACACAAGACAATGGACGAGATTAACATACTACCAGCTGAGTTCCTGGACATCATTCTGGAGAAGCTGGTATTCCTTCAGAAGCAGCCAGAGGTTGGAGAACCAAAGAATGAGATTGTTGTTGATGGTGAGAAGTATTTCATCAACATAATGGAGAAGCTTAAGACAGGTGAATACGTGGCTTTTGACAGTGCCTTGAAGAATGACAGACATGATTATGCATCTATGCTGGCAATACTGTGCAGGAAGGATGGAGAAATCTATGACAGCAAGTACGAGGCAGAACTGTTTGAGCTAAGGAAAGAGATGTGGAACAAGCAGCCTGTGGTTAATATATTGCCTCTGGTTAGTTTTTTTTTACAATTGTGGTACGTACAAGAGATGTCTTCCCAGCTGTATTCTCTGGTGGAGGAAGCCGTAAACCACACTCAGCAGAGTATAAACAGTTCGGACAAGATTGGGGGTTTCAAAAGACGCTCTTTGAACTCGCAGATGAAAAAATTACGCAAGTTGCTAGAGTCAAGCAGGAATACCTAACGGATACACTGTTTTTCCTTACGTATCTTATCCAAAAGGGTGAGATGGAAGAGAAGGAAGATGCTTTCCAAGAGAACTTGAGGAAGGCAAAACAGAAACATAGATAATATTTGTCATAATTTCTTAGATATTTTTTATTTGTTAGTTCGCCACCATTCGCTGTGAAGCAAGTGGTGGTTTTTTTCGTGTTTAACCAAACATATTATTATGCTTAAAGACGTAATTGACATAATTAAGAACATATCACTGAGACATAAGGCTGTTCACACCTTCAGATACAAGGGAAATGACCTTTTCAACGCTCAGAATAACCATCCTGGCTACCAGGTATACGTTGATGACGTGTCATTCCATCAGCTCAACATCACAACAGGCATATTCAAGGCTGAATTCCAGGTCTATGTGCTTGGTTTCGTGGATGATGACCATGATGTATTGGAGGTTCAGAACAATGCCTACAGTATTGCTTGTCAGATAATGGCTAAGATAGACACTGATGAGTCAAATATTGGTGTATTGTCAGTCTATGACTATGATATCCTTACCCTGTCACACTTCACTGATGACTCAAGTGCTGGTGTGAAGCTGTCATTGGTGCTTCAGATGCCTTCTCCACTCAATTTGTGTGAGCTTGATGACGTATTCAACGATGAGCCTTATGAAGAGCCAGAAGACCCAGAGATTGACATTGATGAGAAAGTGGTCGGTGATATCGATATAAACCCAATTAAACTGCCTAGGAAGGGCTGTTGCAACTAATAGAGTATGGTAAGTATAGAGACAGCATTAAAACAGCTTGCAGAGGACGTAAAGGCTGTTATAAACGAAAGGATAAGCAAGTTTGGTGTAAACAGACGCACTGGTACAAACACCCTTGAAGGAAGTAACCTACAGAAGACAATGGAGGTGAGGCCAACAGAGGATGGTATTGTCCTTCAGATTGCTGATTATTGGGAGTTCATATCTCGTGGATGGGTAAGGACAGGTAACTATCCTGGTACGTTTGCCAAATTCATCGAGAACCTTACAGACTGGGTAAGAAGGAAGGGCATAACTCCAAGCGATGGTATGACTGAGAATCAGCTTGTGTTTGTCATTGCCAAGAAGATATGGTACTATGGCATTCATTACAGACCATTCCTGGTGTATGATGATGATGGAGACCTGGAGAAGATGTTACCAGAACTTAATGCAATAATGGATAAATGGTTTGAATTATTGTTCAATCAAATAACTGAAGATTTAAATAACTATTTTAATGGCTAGTATAATTTATGATGGAGTACCTGCAAGCCAGGCTACCAATTTTATAACTTTCACTGATTTCCCAAACATCTTGAGGGTTGATGACGATATATCATATGGTACGAAGGCTTATTATGAGCTTGAGGTTCTTGGTAACTTGAAGAGCATTACCACAGAAGACGGTCAGTGGTACATAACGTTGTTTGGTGAGACTATTACAAACGTTGTAGACCCAATCAATGCGGTTAACAAGAGCTTTTGTGCTATGCAATCATCAACAAGCACAGCTGCATCTATTGTGAAGGCACTGCGTAACTGTCCAAACATTGCAGCCAACTTCATTGTATGGCACGATGCAAACACAATCACAGTTGAGGCAAGGGCTAACGGTAGCATATTCAACGGAAGTATCAACTTTGATACCAACATACCACAAGCCTATTATGAGGTTGAAGGGTACGATGGAAGTGGAAGCAGCCTGTTGGGGGCTAAGATTGACGTTGACATCACATCCAATGGTCAATATATTACAACGCTGGAGAAGACCTTCTACGGCAAATCAGCTGAGTTCAATATGTCTCCAGTGCTTACAACTATGTCCAAGTATGGTGAGACAGTGCCTTATAGTATGAAGATAAGCTCAATTGACAAGGATGGCAACTATGGTGTTATTGGTTATGTTAACAACAACAGAATAACACCAGGATATCTGTGCAACCAGGGTTATGGCATACTTCTTGTAACAGGCTCTACTGTCACATTGGCACAGAACATAATGAGGGGTGAGAGCAGGGGTTACAGCAACAACTCCAGGCTTTATACGTACTTCCCTAACATAAGGCTATCATTCTATGGTTCGCCAAGTCCTGCAATAACTGTAACATATCTTGACAGTGCTATGGGAACAATAACAAGTTACCACACATCATATCAAACGTTGAATAGCGATTCAACGCTGAAGGATATAAACATTGACCTTGATACGTCCTATTTTAACCAGGCTTTCTATGTTGTGGTTGGTATTGGTGACTATCAGATATTGTATGAGGTGATAAAGCCGTTGAAGGCTGCTGAAGGCGCTCAGAGGATATACTGGAGGAACAGCTATGGTGGTGTATCATTTGTTGATATGACAGGTCAGAGAAGTGAGACCAGGAATCTTGAGGTAACCACATATTCTGAGAACATATATGATGCTGCCAAGGCTACCATAAGGGATTACAGGAATGGATATGTCCAGGATGTTCCTTACCAAGAGCTTGTAAAGGTGTATAACAACAAGGTTGAGTATACTGTAACGCTTAAGTCACATCTGTTCGAGGAGGATGGAAAGTGGATATATAACGACCTTATTCAGTCATCAAAGGTATGGACTGAGATAAACAATGTCTTCTACGAGATAATACTTGATAATGTAAGTGTAGAGGAGCAGAATAATAATAACATATACGAAGCTACCATAAGGTACAAGTATTCGCAAGTTCCAAGTGAAATACAATAAATATGATATACAAATCACATTATATTGAATTATGGGTTAATGGTAATAGTGTTGAGTTTGAGAGTCAAGAAAGCATTAATGTGAGGTTCCAGAACGTATTGTTTGACCCAACGAAGATTGCTTCAACTCAAGCTGAATATAGTTTTGAATTCGAGTTGCCGTGCACACCAGTTAACAATAGGATATTTGACTTTGCAAATGACCTTGCAAAGCTTAATAAGTTCAGACCAAGATGGAATGCTGAGTTGTATGCTGATGGCAATCTGATATTCAAAGGTACTCTTACACTCAATGGTGTTAAAAACAAGAGGTATTCTGTCAACCTGGTGAGTGTAAAGGTAAACAGCTTGGATGAGATATTTGGTGATGCCGTTATGACTGACATCAAGTTACCTAATGGTGATAATTGGGATATTCCTTTCGTTGGTGCTGGCTTCTCTTCCACCACTTACACAATTGATTGGTACAATAATGAATGTGCTGAAGGTAGGAACAATGAGGTATGCTTCCCACTGATTAGCTATGGTGTTTTCCAGAAAGACCCTATTGAGAAGGATGATGTTGGTTCTGATTATACAAGCAAGTATGATATTGACAAGTACAACAGGTGGTATGTTGAGAGCTTCTATCCAAGCATCAGTATGATTGAAACGATGAAGAAGGCGTTTGAATGGAAGGGATATACAGTTGGAGGTGATGTATTCCAGAATAACCTGCTGAAGGAGATATTTATGTCAACAAACCTTGCTGATGAGCAAGACCCAACGTATAATTTGGCTAATCCTAAGTTTGGAAGGGTTGAGATTGATGTTGAGTGGGAGACTCCTATGAATGGTAGTGCCTACACACAAGACCTTAACTTCCCATATTTCAGAATTGGTGGTGAATATGACGTTGATGGAAAGTTCGTTAACTCATACTATAACTTCGAAAGCGTACAGATATATGATATGCTTGCAGAAGGAAATGTAGCCATAACAGGAAGCTCATATCTGTATCAGCCTAACGAACATATCATTGTCATTCCAGCAGACGGTTTCTATAAGATTGAGCTGAGTGGAAGGAGTGATTTGACACAATCTAGTACATTCCAGGCTAACCAGAAGTATTTGAGTAGAGCTGATAATGAGGTTAAGATGGATGGTGAGGTGGAGATACTGATTGATATGAAGAAGTTCACACCATTTGAAGTCCAATTGGTTAGGAATTATGATGATAACCTGGAGTTGATACACGGTCCTAATAACTTCCAATTGGTTGATGGAGTTCCAGGGCACAGTGAAGCCTATGTAGTTTATGGTGGCTTCATTACTGGACTCACTTCAAACTACTATTCAACAACTAGCAATTTCCCACACGAGAAGATTGGTTCAGCATATTATCACAATGCACCGTTGAAAACAAAAGTCTTTTACCCTTGGTTGTATGCACCTCCTACTGATATAACAAGGTTCGGTGACGAGACCAAGAGAAAGTTATATGATTTCGATGAGTGGAATAACGTTGGTTACATTATGCCTAGTTTCCCAAGTAATAACATAATGGGATATGACCCAGCTGTAAGTCCTATATTCATCTGTGGATTCACATCAATGGGAAATGATAATGATGGAGGTTGTGCTGCTGTTATCAAGAACGGCTATAGCTGGTCTCCAACTGTCAGTGAGAAGTACTATTCATTCTATGCACAGGATGGTTATTACAAGGCAAAGACAGGATTTGACAGTAATGGTCTTCCAACGTGGAACTACCAGATGACACCGCCTAACACTCCAGACAAATATGAAGGCAGACACGGTGATAACCAGTGTAATGGTATCAGTATGAACTACTTCTCATACAGCAACTATGCCATTAACGGTAAGATACAATGCATTGTCAAGCTGAATAAGGGTGATAAGATACAGTTATTGGGTGTACAGAGGAACTACGAGCACGATTATGACCAGTGCCAGTATAAGGTTGAGTCTGACTACCATCTGATGATTGAAGCTTATTCTCCAAAGAGCTATGACGAACTGTTGATGTTACATTATAACTGGAATGATGAGAGTCAGTTTGACAAGAACCTTAACCTGCCTAACTTCTTCAACAAGGAAAAGAAGGTGAGTGAGTGGATTCAGAACACCATAGATGCATTCAACCTTGAACTTATACAAGACGGAAACAGCGTTACAATCAACACCAAGAAAAAGTTTGGACAGTTTGAGAACTATGCTGTAGATATTGATGACAGGGTTAATAGCAATGAAGCAGAGTCTTCAGCTATCAACTACCCAAAGTCAATGGCTGTAAAGTATAAAATAAACAATGAAGAGTGGGGTTTTGAGAGGAGTGCTGTAGCTAATGCTGGTGGTGATGAAACTATCCTAGACAAAGACGGTTGGGAGAAGTATGCTGACAGTGGCTATTCAGAAATTATGCTTAATGATGATACCTATGTAACGAATAAGTCGGAGAAATCTCTACAGTATAGCTATACCTGGTATTGGAATTTCAACTGGTATGAGGTCGATTCTGACGGACAGCAGAACCCATACAGAGACCCTGTTACTTTAAGGATTCCATGTATAAGCAAGTTCGAGTATATGGTTGATGGTTATGGATATGATGAGGCTATGAAGCATGATGGTCATGGATTACCACAGAGATTCTGGTTCAGACCAAAACCAACAGAGTGTTTTGTGTATACAGAGACCTATCCGAAGGAAATGGTAACAATTTATACGACTGAAAACGAGAATAATGGCGTAAATCTGAGTTACAAGAACACTGAGAAGTCATTGTTGACGGAATTCTTCAATATCAGTGCTTATTTGGCTTCAAATTACGTTGAAATTGAGGTTTATCTGACTCCAGAGGAGTACAACAGGATAAAAAATGGTGCTATGGTGAGATTCGACAGTGACTTGTACCTTCCAGTTGAGATAAATGGGTACGATTGCACTGGATACAATCCAACAACGCTTAAATTAATGAAACGAGTGGTCTAAAGGCTACTCGTTTTTTCGTGTTTAACTCAAATGATTTATAACAATGGCTAATACCAAGGAATATTACATCAAGATTAACGGTCTAACTGAGTCTGTCAGTGCCGTTGAATCGCTTAACAAACAGCTTGATGCTCTTGAGAAGCGTATAAAGGCTATTGATGCTAGCAGTGTTAAGGTTTCCACAGGTGGTGGAGGCAATTCTAGTGCCATGTCGCAGGAAGCTGCTGTTCAGAAGGAGATAAACAAGCTTAAGGCTGAGGGTGAGAGACTGGATGCCAAGATTGCTGCATCCCAGGATGAGATATATAAGCGTGTTGACGCTACCAAACAGCTCTATAAGGAGACTATTGCTGACCAGAAAGCTATTGCAGCACAGGAAAGACTTACTGCTGATGCTTATTCGAACACCATGCAGGGTATGAAGAATCACCTTGCAGACCTTAAGGCTGCTATTAACGTAACTGACTTGGGAGATTCTGATAGGATTAAGAAGATGACCCAGGAGGCAAACGAGTTGACCAATAAGCTGAAGGAAATGGAGGAAGCTTATGGTACGTTTGGACGTAATGTTGGTAACTATGGTTCAGCTGTTGACGGTCTAAGCAAATACAAGATTGAAGTAGGTGGAGTTGTAAGAGAGTTCAATACAGCAAAAGAAGCTGCAAAGACGTTATCAAACGAGCTTCTTAATCTTCCAAAAGGTGCTAAGGGTGCTAAGGAGTTAAGAGAGGCGTTGCAGCAGGTAAAGTCAGAGATACAGGATATTGGTAAGTCTTCTGCTGTTATGGACAACCTGTTGGATACAATGGAAGGTATTGTGGCAGTTGCTAACGTTGGACAGGGTATCAGAGGATTGTTTGGCGTTAATGATGCTGAGATGCAGAAAAGCATCAAGAACCTTGTTGCACTCCAGAATGTACTTAAAGGCATTGAATCCATCAATAAGCAGATAAACACCAGGGAAGGTATTGGTGCTTGGATTGCTCCATTCACAACTGGTGTTGACAAAGCTACTGCAAGACTACTTGTATTCAATAGAGCACTTCTTGGAACAGGAAAAGCCGCAAAGACTGCAAGTGTTGCTATCAAGGCATTCAGTAAAGTTTTGAAGGCAGCTTTCAGTTTTGGTATATTGCTTGTACTTGACCAAATGGCTGATGGCTTTATGAATCTTGTTGATAGTTTCAAGAAGGTTGATGATGCTGCTGAAAGAGAAAAGGAAGCACAGGAGGAAGTATCAAAAGTCTATGCTGAAGCAACCGCAAAACTAACAAAATATCAAGCAGTTGTTAAGAATTTCAATGGTAGCAAAAAAGAAGAAGAGCGTCTTGTAAAAGAACTTAATTCTGAACTTGGAGAATCATTGGGAACATATGATAGTCTGGCTAAGTGGATGGATGTGCTTACCAAGAAGGGTGCTGATTATATTAAAA